AACAGGAGAGTAAAAGCATGACGAACATCAACGATACCTTGAATGAGCGCGCCAACACGCACGGCGACTACCGCGAGCAAGCCGCCTTCGCGCAGCACCTCAAGCGCATGATGCGCGCCGGACGTAACTGGGAACGGCTGGACCTGACCCAAGCGCAGAGCCTTGAAGCCTTCGCGGACAAGATCAGCCGTGTGCTGTGCGGCAACGCTAACGAGCCGGACCACTGGCGCGATGTGGCGGGCTACGCGCAATTGATCGTGCGGGAACTGGAGCCGCTGCAAGGCGGGGTAAAGGCGCCGGTAGGCGTTAGCATCAAGCCGCAGACGGGCGACGCGCCGCTGAACGTGCCGTCATTCATCTTGCGTGACATGGAGCGCGATATGGCCGACGTGACCAAGCCCAAAGGTGCCGAATGATCGAAATGATCATTAAATTTTTTTGCCTCATATGGGACGCGAATAATGAGCAACGTAAAAGAAAACCTTGAAGTTCTCGCAATCATTGACGAACTGCGCGAGGAAGTGCGCCAGTTGAGAGCGGCGCTGCTGCCGCCGGTCAATCCGTTCTATGGCAAGCTGGGGCTCTCGCCCCAACTTGCTGCCTTGCTTAATGCGTTCTACCTGCACAACGATATGCCGCAGGTCCGGCTTGACGTTGTGATCTCGCACCACACCTGGGGACGCCGCTGCGACGATCCCGCCGTGTCGCCCACACGCGGGCGCGTCGCGGTGTGCAAGCTGCGCGCGGCCCTGCAACCCTACGGCGTAGAAATAGACCTGGTGCGCGGCATGGGCTACCGGCTGGATGCGGCGAACAAGGCGAAGCTGACGGCGTTACTGGAGGGGCTGACATGACCGGCAAAGAGATGTGGGCCCGCTGTGGCGACTGTGAGCATAGATGGATCGCTGTGCATCTGCCCATGACGATTGAAAAAGTCGCGGCAATCATGAAACGGCTGATCTGCCCCCAGTGCGCGAAGGCTGGCAAAATTTATGTGTGTGAGGCCGCGACACAAGCTACGCATGTTTCTGTTGGCAGCGGTGGCGGCTCTGGTCTTATTAAGACCGGCGGTGGGTCCATACGCGGCCACATTACTATCCCTGCGGGTGGGCCTAAAGGATGGGCGGGAGAAGCGAAATGACCGACGATCTTGTGAAGCGGCTGCGCGGTGAAGATTGCGCAAATTGCGTACAAGGCATGTGCGTGTGTGACATTGTAGAACATGCCGCCGACCGCATTGAGGCTCTGGAAGCGGCGCTGCGGGAGATTGCTCAACCGCAATGCAATGGTGCTGCTGGTCCAGACCTTCACACTTGCATTGTTATTGCCCGCGCTGCACTTGAAGGGGAGAAGAAAGATGTCTGAAGTTCTGTTGGCTGACCTTAAAGAATGGGCAGAAAGCTATGACGCCGTGGAGATTGGCGCTGACGGTGTTTTGTATATGGCCATCCACCACATTGAGAAACTGATTGAGCGCAACAAGCAACTGGAAGCGGCGCTGCGAGTGGCTGCTGGATACATTAGCACGAAGGAAGGCCACACAGATCAGCATCCGGAGGATGTTTATGACTGGATTGTTAGCGCTGCACTAGGGGAGAAGAAAGATGGCTGACGCGATCAAAGAGGCGGTCAAAGACATTCAATTTTATTTAGACCGGATTGGGAAATTGACTAGCCGCAATAAGGAACTGGAAGCGGCGCTGCGTGAAATCGTGGCGATGACGCCTGATCCTGAGTTTGGAACACCACCAATTGGGAGCGCAATCAAGGTCGCCCGCGCCGCACTAGGGGAGGCGAAGGATGGCTGAGGAGCAGGACGATTTGACGCTTGTCTATATGTGGGCTTTCAAACAGGGCGAGAAAAGCGCGGCGAAGCGCATTGCTGAACTGGAAGCGGCGCTGCGTGAGATTGCGGAGACGCCTGACCACTACACGCCGCACATGGTTCGCACTCATGCCCGCGCCACACTAGGGGAGAGACAAGATGGATGATCTTGTGACCCGACTGCGAGAGGCGGCGCAATGGCAGTTTAAGACAGAACCGGCGCTCTACGGCGAAGCCGCCGACCGCATCGAAGAGCAGGGGGTAATAATCGAATGGATGGAACATCTAGAGCCGCGACTGGTTGAAATGATCCTCGCGGCGGTCGAAGCGGAGAAAAAAGATGTCTGACGAAATTGAAGACGCACCTGTTTTGTTTGCTGTTGGTTTTGAGGGCGCTTTGCTTGGCGTAGGCCGTCAATTCAATTCTGACGTAGCTGTTTACGACTACTCCAAATGCGTCAGCATATTGATGGAAGAGCAAGACTTTTCCTACGAAGATGCTGTGGAGTGGATGGAGTACAATGTAGTTGGTGCATATGTCGGGAAAACCACCCCGATATTTTTGATGGATCAAGAGTATTATCAAGAAGTTGTAGATGCGGAGAAAAAAGATGCTGCAACTTGACCCACCTCTGCCCGTCAACACTCCCAAGGGCGCGGCGCTGGCGCATGTGTTGATCGACTACGGTGCCGAACACGACCTTGTGTGGGTGTGTTTTCAAGCTAATGGCGAGTGCTGGTGCTGGCGCAATCAAGATATTCGTGCCACAACCAACACGACCTTCGGTCGCCGCGTGCCAAAAGATGACCCGCTGCGCGACATGAGGGTTTGATAAGCCTCTGAGACTAACCCCCGCCGGATTGGTACACGGCGGGGGTTTTTCTTTATGCGCTCTTCAGATTAACGATCTTCGGCGCTGTTGGTTCCTCAACCATGCGGCGCAAGTCTGACTTGGTATAGCGTTCCGCTATGTCAGGCGCGGCGTAGACGTGCTTCTTGGTGCTATGTTCAGCCGATGCCAAGCGTCCAACGTCAACCCAGCCAGCCTCCTTGAGCGCGTGCAGGAGCGCGGCCTGTGGAACCTTGACGCCTGACGGCGCGGCTGACGCCACACGGTCGCACAACGCGTAGAACGGCGAGGCAATCACGCCTCTGGCAAACTCGCCCGTGCGGGCGCGGATCATGTCAACCAAGAAACTCTCGGCAATGCTCATGCCATGCTCGACAAGGTTCATCTTGAACTCTGTCAGCGGCGGCGCTGCGGCAGGATTGAACGCGCTCACGTCGCGCTCCAACAGCCACCGGCCAATGGTCGCAAAGCCGCCCGCTTGGTACCATTTCCAAATGGCCAACGCCTTGGCAGGGTTCATGCGCGGCGCCTTTGACCAGACGCAGAACCAACGGCGGTCTTGCGAGGGTATCGTGATCGGCACCGGATCATTGGTGAACGCCAGCACGAACGCGCGGTTGACCATATCGTATGGGTGCAAGCCCTTGCGGTTGACCGTCAGCATCTCAGGCGGCGCGGCAATGATGGGCTTCAACTTGTTAGCCAGCGCGCGGCGCTCCTTGGCTTCCGGCTCCTTCAACTCATTCAGAATGATAATCTCGCTTTCAAGCGCGTACCCCCATTGACCGCCCAAGCTGTCATTGTCGATCAGACCACGGTTCTTGAGGTGCGGGCCGCAGACCGCCCAAATGAACGGCGCCCACATCGTATCCTTGCCGGAACCCTCATCGCCGCCGTGCAGCACGGCGTGGTTGATCTTGATTTCTGGGTGCTGGACCTTAAAGGCCATCATGTCGAGGATATGCTCCAACTCAACAGCTTCGGGCACCAGCACACGGCAATGCTCTAGCCATGCGTCAACAGAGCCTTCGGTCGGCGCGGCGCTCACGTCAGGCCGCGCGTCACGCCAGCGGTTGCCGTAAACCTCGCCGTCGCGCGCCACCAGCACGCTCTCGCCCGCAGCGTAGGTGATACCCTGCAAGACGCGCGCGTTCATGGTCTGGCGGTTCTCGTCAAAGCAAACGCTCGCCTCAATGCGCCGCCCGTTATGGATCGACTGACACGCAACGTGACGGAACACCGCGTTGAAGCTGGAGCGGCTGATCTCCTTGCGGTCGATCAAATCGAAATAGGCATCATCCTCGACAACATAGGCGAAACGGTCGTACCAACCCGCCTTGTCGATCCGGCCCATCTCCTTGCGCTCGACTTCCGCGATGATCTTGGCGGCATTGTCGGTAAACATATCAGTCGGCGTCAGCTTTTCCTCAATGATGGCCATATGTTCAGCCAGCAACTCCTCACGCAATCCTGGCACGACACGGGGACCGCCATTGTCGCAGACCCATTTGAGAAATGTCTTGCTGTCCAGATGCTCGCAATGGCCGTGATAACAGCAGAACGAACGGTCCAACGGCTTGTAGCGCGCGGAAATCTGGCCGTCGGTATGCTCGGCATTGTTCGGGCACACGACCGCCAACCAACCCTCGTTGTTGACGCCTGACAGCACCAGCCCTTGCTCGTTCATCCACTCCAGCACGCTGTCCTTGCCGGTGTCGCGCAGCTTGAACGAGACGCCGCGCGCCGTGTCGGCTTCGGCTGGTGTGACGCCAAGCGCCTCGCAGATTTGCGGCAGCGTGAACTCACGCTCTGGATGGAACTCGACCAAGCGCGACGCGAAGCTATCGCGACCGGGCTTGAGATTGATAGAGCCGGGGATGCGAAAGTTACGCACCGCATTGGTCGCGCCGGGGTCCGTGTAGCCAGCATCAGCGATGGCCTTGATGGCAGCGGTAAACTCGCCCTTGGTCGGCTGGTCGCTGAAGCCGTAGCCCCACTGGAACGAACCTTCGCTGGTCTCCATGATCCATGTCGGCGGCAGCGGCGGCACCTTGGATTTGGTGCCCACGTCATCCAGCATCATGCAGAGGACGTATTCGCAATTGACGGCGCTAGCGCTCGGCTTGCCGTCAATGAAACGGTCAACGATAAAAGAACCCGTGTTGGCGTACCATGCCGTGTCAGCCTTGCGGCGGCGGTCTGGAAGCTGCGCGGGCCAAGTATACTTCGGTGTGCCGTCAGCGTGCAGCGCGGGCTTGTCGCCGCTCATGCTCGGCTTCTGGCGCACAATCAACAGCGTCTCGCCTTTTGGTGCAAGCGCTTGCAGATACTCTACAAAATCCATGGTGTTCCCCCTTATTTGCCATAACGTGTCATCGTATGCACTTCGATGTTCAACGGCAGACCTTCACCCCAAGGCGGCGTTGAACACATAATGCGACGCATCGCATCTGCCGCCCGCTCAGGGTCGGCGTCCTCCAGAACAATTTCGTCGTGAACATGCAGCACGGGGCTAAACCCTTCGGCGTCCAGCATCCGCAGCGAGTAGCGCAACAAATCATTGGCCGTCGCTTGCGTGACATTCTCGCACGCCAACCCACGCCAGAGCCGCGCACGGGGCCATTCCTTAGCATCAGCCGCAGGTTTCCAAGACGCCT